ACTCGCTGGCTCGCCCGATTGATTGTTCACAGGATAGCCGTCTTGAATGGTGAAACCCTTAGCCCCCGCTTCAATTCTTTCCATTTGCTCACGAAAAGCAGGGGGATAAGAGGTAAAATGGTCTTTAAATTCCTGTTGTATGACCTTATCTTTTTTAAAAATCTCTTCGCCTATGCGAAAATTGATGTCTTTACCTTGACGCTCAAAATCACGAACATTCATTCAAACACCACCAATTCAATATACTTTGGTAGTGTTCTTTCAATCTCGGCTTGGTATAGTTGCACCTTGCTTGCAAGGTCAATGTTTTGAGTTCCTTCGGGAATAAGTACGCTACGGTCATCAGCCATAAGTAATTCAATCGCTACCATCTTTGTGCATATATCTTCGATGGCTTTCTCAACATATCGCTCGCCGTAAATGTATGCAACTTTGATAGCGTTCCATTCAAAGAACGGGTAGGAGTTATTGAAGTACACAATACCTTGCTCATGGTCAAGCCACCAATCACGAAGTCGAGCATTATCACCACTGCTTGACCCTCCTTGTAAATCAACAAGAAAACTATGCTGAGTAATTGTTCCGCTCGATGGGAGGCTACCCGATACAGCCACGCAACCTGTAAAAGTTGTAGCCGTTTTGCCCGTATATCGAAATACATTCGTACCGTCTGTAGCAACACCCGCATTGACAAAGTTAGTTGTATCGGCTACAGTAATTGTTCCGGTATCTTCACTTGATGCCGTAGTTGTTGCTAATTGAGTTTGTGAGATTTCAATGTCACTTGTGCTTGAAACAATGCTACAAACTTCACCTGCTTTGACGGCTCGCATAGATGTAAGTTTGACTATACCTGTGCCGTAGTCTGCATTGGCAGATGCAAGGAATTCATTGTTCACGGCTACATTCGATGTTGAGCCTTCAAGAGTAAATGTAGGACTAAAATTAACCGCCGCTTTACTTACCCTGTCCTCTTTGTTGATGAGGTCTGCAAAGTTTTGAGCGACGGTGGTGGCATCAAAATCATCACGCCACTGTCCTGTGCCTGTGCCTTGAGAAAGTGTGGCTACGCTACCATTTCCGGGTGAAATGTACACGCTTGCGGAAGAAAGATTCGATACATCATTGAATTTAAGTCGAGCCTCCGCCGCCGCAATTTCACGGTAGTCATCACCCTGCCAAAGTTCAATGCGTAGCATTTGTTGTACATTACGGAATAGCAGTGGGCTTGTACCTACATAATCAGTATAGTATCGTCGTCGGTACGGCTTGTAAGTATCGAAATTGATGTATTCTGCGGCAACAAGATATGGTCGCCAAGCGTTGCGTGTAAGATTGTCAATACGGTCTTGCATCTTGAGTATAACATGGTCCACTTTGGCTTTTGTTATTCCACGAACACGCCCATTGGTAAAAGAGGCAGTATTCTGTACATATCCATTATCTGCCACTTCATAATCGGATGCAGTAAGTGTTGCACCACTAAAGGTGAGTTTAACATGAGCGGATTTGCCACCAGCCCCCCTTCCGATAGCGGTGATTTCTAAATCATCCTCACCAAACGGGTCAGCGTCGCTATAGACTCTAATTTTGTCGCCAACGCTAAAACCTACTTGGCGAAATTCATTTCCTGTAATGTACACTGCATCTGTGTCAGCATCAGCACTCATAAGAATTGCATCTTGCGGTCCAATGTCCAAAAGGTCTGCAACTTTTTGTGCGGTTGTGTACACTACTTCGTCGGGGTATAGTGGTCGAGTTTCCGGCTCACCGGGGCTGAACACTATTGGCATACATCAAACCCCCCTCACTGTTCATACGGCTCTTGCTTTAATACACTCCAAGCATCACGCATAGCAATATCACGAGAGGTCATGATACGCCGCATGTGTTCTGCGGCGGCATCTTCATCAAAATCATCTTCCTCTTCTTCATCACTTTCTTGCGAAAGCGTTTGGCGAAGTTTGCCTTGCTCATCAAAAAGGTCTTTTCCTCTTTGTTGTAAAAATTGTTTGACACCTTCTTTTTCTCTTACATTTTCAAAATGTTCGGGAGATTCATCCCCCATCCATTCATCCGGTCCTTCTTCTGGTCCTTTAACTGCTCCTTGCTCGCTCTCAATATCGGGTTCGCTCAACGATTCTTCTAAGGATTGACCCTCAAATGGCATACGCTCATTCATAAATTTAAGGCCGTGAGCATCGGGGTTGGCTACGGCTTCTCGCATGAGTGCATCCCTTGCTTGTTGAAACTGCTCACCCTGTACATCACCACCCGCTCCTCGTAGTGCTTCTGCGGCCTTTTTGTTTGCCCATTGTTGTAATCTCATTTCTTCACCGCTTTCGGTCAAGATTTTTTGACGATGTGGTTTCATTGCTTTAATTAAAATTTTCATACCTACAACCTCTTGCTTTCATCTCGATGTCCTAAATTGTAATCCATAGGTTTTTCGCACGCACCGCATGTAGCACGCCATAAGAAGTGGAGAAACCCACAATGCTTACAGCGTGTACCTGCACCGATGTTAAGTATATCACCTATATCACGGTTGCGACTTCGTTGTGCTCTTGTTACGCCCTCAAGTGGCTTTTCGGGTTTAGCGACGACATCGCCGCCGTACTGATAGTCAGCCTTCGTGCCTTGCTTTGACCCACGCACAATATCGCTAAGGTCAATGTTGCGAACATCGAAGCCCATGTTACCCAATCACCTCAAGCGATTTGGTAAGTGACCATGACAAACATATTTCCCAAAACGGAAAATACCTCAGTATCAATAACTGAGTTGTTTGCACTCGCATCAGCGATTGATTGAACCGCCGTACTGATGGTAGTGTTGAGTGTCGTAAGGTCGCTAAACTCTTTTGGAGAGTAAGGTCCAAACACTTTCACTGCAATTTTGCTTAGTGCAACCATGAGGTATCACCTCACGAGCGACGACCAATTGCTACGAAAGTACAAGCCGCACCAACATTTAGTACGATAGTTGTGTTGTTAATACCAGATGTCGGGGCTGGAGCAGCCGCACCAATATTATTCACCATTGCACCGTCTATTGAACTCATAAACGAACTCAAATCAACGGCTTCTGCACCATCGGTGCTACCTGTAACTACGATTCTGTCACCAAACACTGTTGTTCTGTTGTCAATTGTTATTGCCATATCTTTTCACCTCATTCTGTTATTTCTTCTGTATCATCTGTAGGATTTAAATGTGCCTGTACGAGTGTGAGTGCGGCTGTCTTTGTAAGATAGCCACTACCTCGCTCCACACCGTTGTCATCAAGCCATTGAAGAATGTCTTTTCTTGCCCAACCATTATCGGGGATGCCGTCATTGCCACCGTCAGTAGTGACTCCTTCATCGCCCTCAATGGTAAAGTGTTTTGCTGGTAGTCTGTGTCGCCACTCATTTAACCACTCTTGAGTAACTTCCTCGGTTTCACCACGAATCCATTGACCCGCTCTATCGGCTCGCCTTCTCAAGTAAAAAGGCCCGATGAAAGTTACTGTAGGCACTTAAAACCCTCAGTTGTACATCACTAACAGGCTATGTGCTTCTGCCGCACCTGTAATGGTAATTGTCAAACTGCTTACTGCAATTTTTAAAGCCGCTTGTGTACCGCTTGTTTGGTTTCCTGTAGCCAATAGAATGCTTGTTACTCCACCTGCGAGTACGACTGTACCTGCACCTGTTGTGGTAATAAGAGCCATCTTTGGTGCGGCATCGTAGCCGTTTGCTCCATCGCTGTTAGAAGCATTGAATGTACCCGGACCACCGCCCGGATATGTTACATCTGCTGCTCCGTCGAGCCATTCTGTTGTGTCGTGAGAACCTGCTCGAAGTTCCCATGCACCTACTAATGTTGGTGTTGCTGTTCCGCTTACTGTTAATTCATTTGCCATAATTTTTCACCTCAATGTTAAATTCTCCAACCTCACTTAAGGTCACGAACTGAACCATGACCTCCGAAGAAAGTTGTCCACAATTCGCCCATTGTTCGGTACATACCCTCTTGTCCAAGACGGTTGATAGCGAATGGGTCGCCTGTTTCAATACCACTTTCAAAGTATTGTGTTGGAATTGCTGTACTAAAGTACAAGTAATCAGTATCAAGATAATAGATACGGCTGAGTGTGTCGGTTTGAACATCCTTTGATGGAATGATTGGAATACCGTTGTATGTTGCAACGATAAAACCTGCTTCAATACCGGGAACACCCTTGACACCGTTGTAGGTAGGTGTGACTCTCTTCTCTTCCATAAATCGCTGTTGGCTTTGGAGGAGTTGTTGTAGTCGCATCAATGTGTCGTAACCTGTAAGCATGACCTTTGGATTTCCACCACGAGTCCAAATCTTTTGGAACAAGTCGTCAAGTTGGTCGAGTGAAAGGTTTCGGTCTGTACCACTGTTTTCGTTGTGTTCTGCAAGTGACCATGTGTTTGCACTTCGGTCAATTGAGTAAATGTCTTCGTTAGCACTCGCCGATGCACCTGTTGTTACTCGGTCAAGTGATTCAAAGTCGTTACCTGCGGCAGTTCCTTTGTCAGTTGTGAGCATTTGGTTGATGTGTTCTGCGTGGTGCTTACCCATTTCTTCCTTAAGGATTGCACGAATGTCGCCAAGACCGTCATCTTTGTCGGAAAGGAACATTGCTGTTTCACTCATGTCGAATGTGTGGACAACAGTTTTTGGCTTTGCGGCAATGTGTTGGAAGGTTGGCTTGGTTGTTTCTGGAAGAGTTGCGTTTTCTGCAACACCGCCACCAACTGAGAAGGATGGCTTTGCAGTGATAACTCTCCAACCACTTCGCTCCCAAGGTCGCTTTGGTAGGATTGAAAATGCGTTGAACTCTTGGTTCAACTGTGACCAAACCTTTCGACCATAGATTGCTTGGTATGTACCAGCAGTGGTTGAAAGCATTGGTGCGTCTGCTTTGAGAAGTTCGCTACCGGAGTAGGAGTAGCCCATAGCGTTGCCGGCTCCGTAGTAGTATCGCTCCATGTCTGTAATGTTTCTAATGTAATCTCTTGCCATTTAATTCACCTCATTCTCCTCGGAGAGTCCTCCTTGCAAGGGCATGGACTTCATCCCAACCCATATTGCCTAAGTCCTCAGTGGAGGGAACATTAATTGATGAAACAGATGCAGACTTTTGAATAGTCGTGCTACCTGTTGAAATGTTGTCAATACGCTCCGAGAGTGCTTCAATTGACTTAACAATCTCAGCGAGTGGTGCTCGTGCGTCAAATTGAGCCTTTGCTTGTTGTGCTTTTGCAATTTCCATTTCGTTGTTGAAACGACCTGCAAATTGAGATTCAAGGTTGTTTCGGAAATGCTGTTCCATAGCGGCGGCCTTATACACTTCGTAAGCGGCTTCAATATCAGCATCACTTACATTGCTTTCGTTAAGGTAGCCTTTTGACATAGATACAGGACCGAGAGCACCAGCAGGTGTTTTACCACCCGATGATGAAACGGCGTTGATAGCACCTGTTGATGGGCTACCGTTTTCTTGTCCTCGGCCTCGTACCTGTCCAGCGAAATAGTCTGCACCATCCACTGAGTCAGGGTTGTCGAATCCACCGAGTTGTGCTTTTTCCAAGTTGTCAAAGTGTGTTCGTGCCGCAACAGTATCAACACCTGCGGATTTTAGAGTGTCTTCCATCCACGATAGGTATTCTGCTGAGATAACATCACTATATTCGTCGCCTTTTTCCATGTCATCATCCTCTTTCATTTCTTTCTTTTCTTCTTGTTCTTTGCCTTTGCCTTTCTTTTCTTCAATGGCTTCACGGAGTTGAGGGGGGATTCCCTTCTCCATTGCATCCAATCGTGCTTCAAGGCGTGACATAATATCGTTTAGTTCAGTTTCTTCTGTCATACTTTTATCCTCCTTTAGAATACGAAATTGTGCTTCGGGGTTAATTCCCTTTTCACAAATCGTTATCTCATGCAACTCCATTTTTGAAATCTCTTGGTAATCGCCTTTTTCCATATCGGACCTTCGTACTCTTTTGAAGGCTTGACCTCCAATAGAGAATCCACGAAGGTTTCCTTTGCGGATTTCGGCGGCTACTTCACGAGCCTTCTCAATATCATTGCGGAGTTGGACAACGACAAACATACCTGTGTCATCCACTTCGGATTTCCACATTCTGCCGTTAGAATCAATGTAATTGTCAATTACTTCTCAAACTTGAATGTTGGAGTGTGCCAATTGTACATTGCGGAATTTATCGCTTTTCATAAAACTGTTAAATGCATCATTCAAAGCACTACGAGTAATAAGGTCGCCTTGCTTATCAACTAATTCAACAGATGCATAACCTGCAACGACCAAATCCGAGCCACTCTTGAGGAGAGTGATACCCGATGCTGGTTGTTCTATAGAAAGCATTGAAGGGGTCTTTCCCTCTTTTTGTATTTATATCTGCTTATGAATGAGAAATAATTGGCTGTTCATTGTCATAGTCTATAGAAATCTCTTCATTTTCGTCTGTACGAAGTTTAATGTGATTTAGTCGCTCGTTTTTCTTCTCTTTCTTTTCATCAGTAATTATTTTTTCACCATCGAAATCGGGCAAATTTTCTTCTTCCGTCAATTTGGTCGGTCCTCGTGGAGATTCTTGCGGAGTTCCTACATCAATACCCAAACCCTTTGGTCCTGTCCAAGTCATTTTTTCCTTACTAATAGTATCTAAAGTACGAAGAATGAGTTCAAGTGCTTTCTTTTTGGTTTCGGGTTTAAGCAATCTATTTTCATCATCTTCATCAATAAGACCCGCACTTTCTTCTTCCATTTGCTCTTCTGTTGGCTTTTTAGGCATGTCAAGTTCGGTTTTCTTAGTTACTATTCCTTTAATCATCAATGGTGCTACCGATGACCAAAACGGCATAAGACTTTGAGATAGTACAACAGGATAGTCATTTTTCATAATACCACTAAGAGAACTTTTGGGAGAATGAATAAACCAATTATCCTCAAATTGCTCAAACTTGTATTTTACAATATCAACATCGTTTATGTGAATAAGTAATTCATCATCTATTATTTCTAAATCGTGTGGCATTATAATAGGTGTAAAAGATTTGGTTAGCAAATCAAGTGATTCAACGCTTGCCGCACCTTCTCCCTCACCTTCTCCTTCTATTTCTTTGAATTGTATATTATACACAGGTCGCTCTTTTCGATTCTTTTTCGTTACACCTGTAATAGATGCACGCACTATATCTCCGACTTTGAATGCTTTTTGTTGATTAAAGGCTGTGCCTACATCCATGTAATAATGTCCTTTATGTTCTATTGCCCTGTTACCCAATCCTTCACCGTCGAGTATAGGACCAGCACCTAATTGATATGTGAATGGACCTTTACCCCTACGGTCAAGCACAATGAAATTGAAATCTTTTGTATCTCTATACAACAACCACTTAGGATGCCTTCTTTCACCTTTCATGTATGTTGATTTATTATCACGAAGGAGAATAACATCGTGTTCTTCTTTTAGTGAATTAACTGCTTCTTCAAGCCCCTCGTCATCTGTCATTTTAGTGTCGTGAGGACCGGGTACAATGACACTTTCATGACTGTCAAATTGAGAACGGAGAATTTTCAGCCTTTCAAACAGTTGCATGTCGGATATATTATTATCGTCATAATTGATAATGTCAATAATATTTAATTCTTCATCGCCAAGAATAGCATCAATAGTGTAGTTCTTTTTATTCAACTCTTCTATGGATTCCATAGTTTTCTTATTGACACCTTTTTTCTTCCCGTTTTCATCATACACAGTAATGCCTTCGTCATTCTTTACAATAACAATTCTCTTACCACTATACCACTTACTTACAACCCATGAACCACTAAAGCCACGCAAATGCTCAAGGTCATCTAAAGAAAATATTCTATGCATTGGTCGAATTGGTGGTGTCCAAGTGCTTTCATCTTTCTTTTCTAAAAGCACATCGGGGTTTAACAGTGAGGTAATAAGTTCACTCATTTCACTTTTACCTACTGCATATACATCTTCGCTCGGTGTTTCGTATGTATCTAAATCCATACTTTGATGAGCGGATTCATTGTATTGAGGAGGCGGTGCGTTATCCCACACTTGTTTCACCATTTCATTTCCATGCACTATCTCCGATAATTCTTTTGGCACGCTATGATACAAGCCTGTTTCAATATTTGTTCCGGGTATCACTTGCCCGTCTTCTGTAATTTCAACACCAACACTCGGTGTTGCTTCGTAGCCCGAATGATATGCATGAGAATCAAATGTGTCTGCAATTGAATTATTGACAGGTGACGGAGCACCAACGGGTAAGCCTTCTTGCATACCAGCAGAATAACTTTGTGAAATTTCTGGTGTAAATATACCATCTTCACCTTCTAAATTAACAGTCGGATTAAAATGTACGATTGTATCTAAATGATTTCTTGTCATAAATGATGCCTTTTGCTTACCCTTAGCACCTAAAGTTTCAGCACCATGTATATCATTAGATATTGAGCCGATACCTGCGGCTTGTTGTTGATGAGCAAATGTACCATCAAATAGTCTGCTCATAGTGCGTGGAAAACTATGCAGTTCATGTCCTTTCCATTGGCTTTCACCATATTTAGATTGCAAACTTTGAATTGCTTGGTGGTAGCCTTTTTCATGAAGTATTCGATGAAACATTTCATTATCATCTAAATCTTCAATTTCTTTACCCATTATTTCTTCATTGGGTAATAATTTAGAAAACGATGTGTTACCAACTTTATCAATTGCACCACTTGTAAGCAATTGATTGATAGTTGAAGCCATAAGTGGTGTATTCAATTTGTTACTTTGTTCAATTAACTCACGAGCATGTTCTTTTGCTTGGGGGCTACGCTCAATTCCAAGAGCATCAAGAACCTCATTCACCGACATATTACCATCAATCATTGTACCTTTGTCGGATAGATGTTGAGCAATTTGTGCATGTGCTTCTCCAACAGGTGATTTTTTACGCTCAATAATGTTCTGCTTTATTCCATAATTAGGTGCAGTAAGTCCATGAACTGAATGAGGTACAGTATTGATATATCGTTGTGCATCTCGGAAAAGTCGTGAATTATTATCTATGAACTTTTGTGGGTCGTTAGGGTCAAAAGCAGTGGGGTCTGCTTCAAGAAATTTAGGCATAATAACATCTCTTGCCACTTGTGCAACAAGATTACGATGACCTTTGAAAATTGTATCTAAATGATTTTGCATAATTTCATAGTGTGTTGAACCACCACCCAACACCGCTTTTGTTGCTTTGTTTTGCTCAACAGCAAGTTGTTGTTCTAATTCCTTTACTGATGAAAGAACTTGTTGGCGTTGCTCTCCTACTAATTCGGGGTTATTCAAAACCCCATACAAATCTTCAAGTTCATCATTTATTGCTTCTTCTTTTTCCATTGCTGGTAAAGCACCACCAAATTGTAATGCGGCGGCGATAGCATCGGTTACAGATGCTTTGTATTGTGATTTACTCTTTTGCTTCTCTTTTGATTTTTTATTTTCTTCATTAAGTATGTTCATCATAGATGGGAAAAAAGATTCTAATGACGACATATCTAAATTATCGAATTGACCATAACCCATATGGTCTTTCAAGTCTTCATAGTCGCCTCCACTCAAATAGGTCATAATTTGATTAGGATTTGTGGTTTGAAGCATTTTTGCTGTTGATGTAATAATTTTAAGTGCATCTTTTGTTTCTGTATCTTGCACATAACGATTTTTCAACGCATTTGCTGTAGGTTTAGCAATGCCACCCCAACCCATAAGTTGTAAAAAATCATCCAATGTCAATCCAGCACTAAACTTTTCATCTCCACGAAGAAAATCTTTGTAGTTCATTACTGATTTTTCTGCTGGTTGATTTGGATGGTCAAGACGACCAAGAAGTGTATTCATCATGTGTGCAATTTGGGCATTTTTGTGAATATGAGTGTCACTTGAACCCGGTCCATAACCGCTTGAACTTACGATATGTTCAGTTGGATTATGCGTAAATGGATGAGTCATAGGTGCAATGTAACTACCGAGAAAACTTTGTAAATCATTTTTTGTCATATTTCTAATAGCGTGTTCATACAATGGAATAAGTGATGATTTATGTTCAGTGTGATTGTTCTTTTCAGTAGCACCCTGCTTAAATCCCGAAGCATAACTTCCATGTGGTTTTACTTTTGATGTGCCGAAAGGCGAAAGCATGTTTTGTATCGAAGATGGTATATTATTGTATGAAAATCCACCAATTGCCTTTTCCCCACTCATATATTTCACAGGGTCATATTCACCTATTTTTGTAGTGTGTTCGGGCATGAAGTGATAGGCTAACGATTTGTTATTATCATTCATTTGTACGAAATTTTCACTTTCTGGATTTAAAGTGGTCAAATGTGAATCACCATCATTTCCATGTGTTGCATTCAAAATTTCATGCCATGTGGTCACTGTTGAGCCTACACCACCTACTTTTTGAAATTCCTCCGCCCAAAACTTTCCGGGTCCATATGTATAACCATCTTTATGTTCTTTCCAATATGGTGCTTTTTCTTCGCTTGGATGTGGTCCATGTGGACTTGTTAAAAACGCTCTTGCGTTTCTTATGTCTTTCATTTTTGATTCTAACGAACCATTGTGATTTGCTTCTTGGATAAGTTCATCAATCCATTGTTTAGGTACTAATGGTTCATCCAATTTTCCATGTATAGGGTGATTTTCAAGCAAATCATTTGTATCGGGATTAAAACCTGCAAGGTAATACAAGTCTTTGGCTGTTAATCTTACATGACTCAAATCCTTTCTTCCTTTTTTCTTGAAGTGGGAATTTGTTGCATCTTTTAAGTCATCCCAAGACAATTCTTTAAGTGGATTCTTATGAACATCTAAACGGGGTAAAAATCTAAGTCTTTTTTGCCCTTCTTTATCAGCACCATAGTTTTCATCTATTTTATCAATAATGTAATCTGCAATTGATTTTTCACCAAAAAATGTTTGTGGTGTATGTGCAAGTTCTCCAATTTGTTTCTGTAAAAAGCGAGCCTCACCACCTTGTTCAAAATCAATGTCATTATCTTCTTGACGATAATGTGCGTTTCGGCCTGTAAGATGGGAAGGTCTTACCCACCAATTCATTTCGGGTGTCATACGCATAAGAGCGTTGTAAGTTATTCTTGCTGATGGTATTTTTTCTCCATTAGGTAATGTAATGACTTCATGTTTATCAAGACCCTTTTCGGGGTCGTTAATGTGATTCATTATAGCCGTTCTTTCTTCGGGGCTAAACCATTCAAGACCGTACATGTAACCGTTATGACCGAGATTTTTAGGGTGTCGAACACCATTTTCATCTTCAACATGTTCATTTGAATCCCAATCTCTTGCTCTATCTTCAAAATGTAAATGACGCATTTCTCTATTTGCTTCATCGTCAGTTAGACCTTGACTCAATAAATCGTCTTTAATTGCTGAATTTTCTCTTAACCATCGTTGGTAATCACGATGGTAAAAATCAATTTGATGATTGTTCATTGTTTGTTTAGTGATTGTACTTCCGAGTAATTTTCTTTTTATTTTACCATAAGATGTTTCTGCATTGTAACCGTTAATCAACGGGTTATTCGCTTTACTTTCATGAGCAATGAATTTTTTCTCAAAGTCTTTTTCATCTTGAGCGTGTCCATTAAAAATATGTTTTCGTATCTTTTCAATATATTGTGAATTACCCGTAACAGCATTCTTTCTAAGTAATGGATGATTTACTTCATGAAATGGAAAATGATGGCTACGGTACGGAGCATTTGGAGAAGATGGTTGATAATACGGCCACACCGCATGAGCATTTTCTGGATTTAAGGGCGTTTGTAACCCATCACTCCACACATGGTCTGTGGGTTCATTATCAGCATGATGCCTTCCAAAAAGATAACCTTCTTGCCTTTTTTGTTCTTCATCTTCTTTAGCAATAATCATTTCAGCAGTATTCAAAAGTGATTTTTGAAATGCATCGAGTTTTTTGTCATCAAGTGCTTCGTAAGCAAGTATGTATTCCGCCGCAGATGTACGAAGGTCATAACCATCATGAAGTGATTTTAACAACTCATTAGTCGAGATGTCAAAACGCTTTGACTCCATGATTTCACCGCCTTTCATAGCGGTTTAAATTTAGGGCAAGCGTGCAAATCCATTCCTTCGTGCAACAAACAACCTGTGCGGTCTGTACCGCCACAAAGACCGCATATTCCCATACCTGCTTCTCGCATGGTTGCTCTTGGATTTGCTTTTTGCACAGATGATTTACCACCTTGTGAATCTTCACGCTCAATACCGCCGCCTTCATGTGGATTCATTCTTGAGCCAAGATTTTCCATATCGGTTGCTTCTTTACCTTTCTTTTTCTTTGGAGCATCTTCTGCTTCAATGGTTCGACCATTTGTAGTAAAATATCCCGTCTTTGTTTGACCACCCGATTCTGCTACAAAGTGAGGATTGATGTCAGTAATCTTTTCACTCTTGTAACCGGGTTCGGCTTTTTCCATTTTGCCACCGCAACCCATCTTCATGCAACCCATCTTGTTCATTTTAGTGCCGCACTTAGGACAGTTTTTACACTCACATGGTTCTTTTCCACAGTCGCACTTTGCTTTTTCTAATGCGTCAATTCGCAAAGATACCTCACGAGCCTTTTTCATAATTTCCGATTCTTCAAATCTTGGCTTCATTCAATTTTCACTCCTTTTGCTTGGTTTGCTAAATCATGAATATCTTCCCACGACATATTGTGGAATTCTTCATTTGATTGTGGAATATATGATTTTTCGGTTTTGAGGATTGAATTATCTTCAAAATCATTTCTAAACGGGTCTGCTAAAAGGTCTGTAGTAAGTGGAGTTGATACATGAACTAAACCCATTTTACGCAACAATGCTTGAGGATTGTTAATCATTTTTTTCAAAGCCTCATTTTCAGCCTTTAGAATGTTTAAATTGGTGTCCATTACTTCCATTTTGTTAATGAGTACACCCATAAGATACTCAGCATTGGGTGCTTCTTCACTCATTTAACCACCTCAAACTTTTCGACCATAACTTCCAGCACTTCGTCTGTATTGTGTTTGATGTCGCTTTGATGATGCAAAGCCAAGTCGCTCACCTTTCAATACAGTTTGTTGTGAAGGCTCTTGAAATTTCATAACAGGTACTCCACCTGCAAACATATCTCGTGGTCCTAATGGTGTAACAACATCGGATTTTGAAATTTCACCATCTAAATCATCGGCAAGAAAATCACTTAATTTTTGCACTTCGGAAAGGTATTGCTTTGCCATTCGACCATCACCATTTTCTAACGCTTCAATAAACGCTTTTTGTGCTTGTTCCATTTTTCTTGCCATTGGATGCATCTTTAACAAGTCCATTTTATCACCTGCTTGTGTTATCTCATACCATTCTTGTTTAAGAAGATTTATGCACCACGAAATCTCCTTGCGTTTAGTAGTGCATTGACATTATTTTGTTGAATTGAAGGTTGTGGTCCTCGTTGTTGTACGCTTGAAAGCGGCGAACCACTACCCATTGTAGTTCTTCTTTCGGGTGCGGCCGGTCCTCTATCTCGTATGCCCATACCCTGTCCACCGGGTTGAGGTGGTGGCATAATTTGTTGTGCTAATTGTGGAGGTATTTGTGGTCCAGCAGGAGGCATTCCGCCTCCCATCATTGGAGGTGGCATTCCACCACCGGGGGGCATTCCACCACCCATCGGAGGTGGTGCTCCTCCGGGTGGAGGTGCTTGTTGAGGTTGTGGAGGTGGTGGTCGTTTATACACAAATCGTATATCTCTATTTGCTGAATCTTCAATAAGTTCGGGCATATATCCTAATTGAGCCATTCGCTGTGCAACATTGAGTTCTTGTTCATCACGGCGTAGTCGAGTAATTTCATCTTCTTCTTCGTTTGGATAAAGTGTCAATTTCCAATCATTAATGTTAAATTCTTTTAATAAACGAGGAAACAAAACTTCCGTGTACACTTTTTGCCCAAATTCAACAGCACGATTTGTTACGAGAATTTGCAAACCTTCATTGTTTAATCCACCCGATTTACCATTATCAACCATAAAGATAGATGATACACCGTAAAATGCGGCAATACGATTTCGTATTTCATCCCTTACAGCGATATACTGCATTTCTTCTAAGGTGTCCATGAATTTAACCCAATTCACTCCACCTCGACCCGTAGCAGATTCTATACCAACTTTAGGCACATAGTGAGGGTCACGCTCCATTTTTTCATCAACGGCTTTCCAGAAAGATTTCATTGATTCAAGATTATCTGTAGTAACAGAAACTATACCTTTAGGCATTCGTCGCTTTTGATAAGCAGTGTAAATATAATTGTCCATTGCAGTAAGTGTCATTGCTTGTCGCCACATTGTATTAACAGGACTTCGACCATACAATTTTGATGGATTGTATTTACTCACATGGAGAACTTCGCCTTCAACAAAGTATTGTGTTTTACCCGAACCTGCCATATTAACATAATGTACTTCTTGCAATTCAGCCCCGCATGTTTCACAAACATCATCTTCCGCATGTGTTTTAGCCTCATCACGATGAATTAAACATATTTTATATCGGCCTCCACGAACACCTCGCTTATCTGCTACGATTCGCATAAAAATAGGGTCGCCTCTCATCATTTCTTTAACTCGGAAAAAGGCAACTTCTTTTGTATTAGGGTCAATAAAATATTCTTTAACCAAAATTAAAAACGCATCATCAACAATATTCAAATCACTTTCTATCTCACTTAATACATGAACAAATGATTGTTCCATGCTGTTTTGTTGTTTAAACAACCATTTAGAATATGTAAGTTCATCATTATCGGGCTTACGAACTTCTCCACCACATATTTTACATGATTCAACTTCGCTTTGATATTCTTCATCACATGATGTACATTTCATAATAAATTTCTTTTCCCAATAATGACCCCTGCGAAACATTTCTTGATTTAATTTAGAAAGAACGGTACGCAAGATAAGTGATTCATTACTTACCGCATAAAGTGCAGGTATAGTAATTCCTTGAGCCATAACAGGTTCTTGAATACCACTTGTCCAAAGAGGCATTGTTGGGGTAGGAGTTTCTCTTCGTCTAAACGGCTTACCAAGGGCTGATAAAAACCGGTTTATTCTTCCTTCCTCAGCCATCATAATCCCTCCGCATATCCACCTATCGTATCAGCGTCTAAGCCCCACTTGTTTAAGAGTGATTCGGCTTTGTTTTTATCATCTTTCCAATTATTGAAAGTTACAAGTTGATATAATTCATTTTTTCTCATGGAATCTTTTTCATCAATAAAACTCATTACTGCTTTTGCTTGCAACGATTTTAATTTTAAATGAGGCAAAACACCTTTGAGTAAATCACGAATCATATCTTTTGATGAAAAAATAAGCCGATGAACAGGTTTAACTGTATTTTTTGCTAATTTTGTATCAGTAACAAGACGACCACAACCAAGCATTTTTTGCAATTCTTCACAATGGGCTTTACCTCCATCGCCACTCGCTACAATAGTAACACGAGGGTCGCCACGCTCGGAAATAAAAATACTACCATCAGCATCAATAAATCCAGCAGTATAAGCCCAAATATCTTTAATAATAAAACCACTATTTCCCATTTTAATGAAAGTGCCTGTTTGTGTTCCTTTGTACACATTCACTTCTTCACCATACATATTGAGTAGCGAACTCATTTTGTTTGCCGTCATTGATTTAGCAAACTCATCTTTACCCCTACGAAATAATTCCCTTGCTGATAAATTATCTTCTTTTTCTAATTCAGTTGAGGCAAAATACAATGCATCTTTTTCTGCTTTTGTGAGATTATCTATTTGATGAAGAGCGTTTTTCCATACTTTACGAGCATCTTTTCTCATTTCCATTGCCGTAACATATTGGATTTTATCATCATCATTCCAATCTTCCTTTTGAGTTAAGTCTTGAAGAACAGTTGAGGCTTTCAAAAATTGTTGGCAAGCCTTTTGCAAACTTGTACTTCGACTTTCACCAAACTTACGAAGTGATTTTAAATCTCGATTATCAATACCTAATTGTTTTATGGTATCAATAAACCCTTCACCCCATGAAAGTGATTTAAGCGTCGTATCAACTTCCAACGCTTTTATTTTACGAATATCTTGAATAATTGTATCATATTCTGCTTTATTCACTTTATCGTGTCTTCGCATTCTTTTAAACATACGAATAATTGAATCCGAATCTTTTCCATAATATGATTCTAACCAACCATCACCGTTTAAAGGAAAAGAATATTCTTTGTTTATTTTTTGAACAACTTTGTGTTTTTCTATTGGAATTTTATCGGGTTCAAAGAAAGGGTGCTGAGATATTGATTTTATGACAACATTCGATAATTCATCAACGAAAGAAAGTGGGGTGTCGTATTCATCTCCGATAAGCATACTCCCCCACATATTGACCACTCCATTGACCACTCATTTAACCTTTTTCTTATTAATGGCCTGTTTGCTGTTGATGTGCCTGTAATGCTTGCCAATTAGGAAACATATTACCACAGGCATAACATTGTTCCATACGACCCATTTTGTACGCATCGTCAGTTTTCTTTACTGCTACTTTGTTCTTATCTTTCGGTTTAGCCGTAATAGCAATTACCATAACCATTCCTTTCTTTTCTTTATCTTTCATTGCTTTCACCATTGTTGGTTTGCCACCGACACCTTGTTTTTTGGCACGCTTGCGTTTTGTAGCCGCTTGTTTCTCACCTTCGGACATTGAACCGCTTGTGCGTGGAGTCTTATCACTTACCTTAACACTTGGGCGACATTTAGGATAACCCTTGCCCGATAATTTAGCCTTACTTCGACCACATGGCGGGTGCTTACCATCTTTGTCTTTACGGCTTACATCCACCCACTTTTCCTTAAACCATCGGTTCAAGTCCTTTACAATGAGAACATCATGGCAGGTGCATCGTGTCATTCTTTCTTCACCCACGCATCACAGATATTATCAGCATGACAATTGAAATCGTACCAATTACAATATCCCGTTTTTGGGTCATCTGTAACCGAATTATCCCATGCTTTACATGTCGCACATGTTTTTTTGAGTTTCTTTTGTTCTTGAGAAGCCTCACGGTAGTTTGGTGCATCACGCTTTTCCTTGAGAAAAGCCATGACATACTCAAACGCCGTCATTTTTTATTCCTCCAATCACTTTCCCAAAACTGTTTTGCATCCTCACTTTGATGTATAGAAGGCTCAATTTGACGATTGAATTTTTCTTGCAAAAGATGTTCTAATAACTGATACATAGCCGTATTGATTCCTTGTCGTCTGTTGATTTGATTTACATTTGCTCTATCAACTGTTATTTTGTCATCTTCATATCTTAAATTAGCATGTCCTACATTTTCTCCTTTAGGATTAGAAACAACAGCATCTATTCCGGGTGAAAATGGGTCATCATAATCCCAAGCAGTTATAGGGTATATTTTGTTACTATCTTTTGGATTAACATAATCCACATTGATTATTTTTTGACCTTCATCTTGATTTTCTGTATATGAATCCCAATCTATAGGGGCTTTTAGTACGAACCAAGCAATTTCAAAGGGATTCATTTCTTTTTCTTCCCCCGAAACTTACCTTTGCAGTATTGTACAGCCCAACCATTCGCATAGGCTGATGGATAAACTTTGAATTTTCTTTTTGCCGCCGCTTTACCTTCGGGGCATAGTTTTTTTTCAAGTGAATCCCACGCAGTACCCATACCTACACAATGACCGCATTCACAACTCATATCAAAACCCCCATTCATCAAAAGGATATATCACGGTATCATCCATCCATCTGCGGGATTATGATTTCGATGTGGTTTCCCACCAATCCACTCATCAAAGCCGGGTAGTACATCATCAAGTAAGACCACTGAACCTTTGAATTCTTTTGTCGCCCAATTTGCAAGTGCAAGCGACATAGCAAGGTCATCATGTGTACCCACAGACTCAAGTTTGCCATTCTTCTGCATACCAAATCTGTTCAATTCAGTTTCTAACTTGTGTGTAAATTCTTGACTTCTTTTATCACCATAAGGTGTTTGAATTTGACCTTGTTCAAATGCCATTAAAAGCGACATAAACAAACTTTCTTTTCGTGTTTTTGTGGTCATAAAAGTACGAATTGGTATATCATTTCGCATGTCTTGAAGTTCTGCGGCAAACATTCTTTGGAAATTATTTCCTTCAAGTTCAATTAAATCTGGTTGAAAACGATTATTCAGTAAAAGAATATGATTTTTCTGTGCCGCACCACTCATACCTTTTTCATGCACAATACTTACTATTTGCTTTACATTTTCACCGGGAGGTGTTCGTAGTACAGTCATAGCAGTAAAGTCGGCATTCTTGTCCGATGCAATTGCAGTATCCCATCCGATAAAGTGTTGCCCGAAAACACCTAACACTTCACCCTCATCGTCATATTCATACTCCGCTCGGTCAAGTAAAACAAGGTCTTTATTTCGTGCTTTTTCAAGAATGTCGTGAGGAAACATACTTGCTACATCATGAATAGGTTCGCACAAATATTCACGAGAAAATTGAATTGCTGGCATTGTAAGTCGTCGCTCATCAAGTGCTTGAATATTCCATCGCTCCGGCCATAATGCTACGCCCTCTTTGTTGATTGCAGGGTATGTTTCAACAGTAAATGTTTCAGTTTCTTCAAGTTGCGAATACAAGTCGTTGTAACTAAATGGCGTACCGACCATCATCAAACGACCTGTGTGGTGGAGAACAGGAAGCAATACACCATAGAACCAATCAGCCGCACGCTGTAGTTCTGTACCTGTTGTACCCCAAAGAATGTCATCACACAATACAACATTAGGGTGGAAACCACGAGTACCACCACCAACCGATTTTGCCATGATACGGCTACCGTTTGAAAATTCAAAGTAGGTTTTTCGCCACGGTCTGCCTTCGGGAATAAGATGTCGAATAGATGGTGTGCTTTCGATATTGTTACGAATAAAACGCATGTGTTCAAGCGTTTGTTCAAGAGAATGTGAGAAAATCATGATGTGAGTGCCGGGTTGAAAAGCGGCAATCCAAAGAGCATATGACATGAAAAAGACGGACTTACCGTGGTCACGAGATGCTTTTACGCAGTAGTATCTGTTTTTTGCTAAACCCTCATCCCACGCTTCGTGGTGTCGTGAATAATCGAAGCCAAGAATATCACGAAAGAAATATTCAAACGACTTTGCCGACATCTTGCGGTCCATGTCGAGAATGAATTCTTCCATGTCCGACATAGTATCATCTCAACATCTCAAGATACATGTTCATAACGAGCAAACCTGCTTCGTGTGGAGTTGCTTTACGAAGAATATCACCATGAAGTTCGTAAGCATAATCAACAAATGATTTATTTATATATTGACCAATATTTTCACGAGTAACACTTGGCATCCCTTCTCTAAGATTTTGATTGAATTGTTGTAATTGTGTATCAATTGTTCCTTGAGCACCCGCTCCACCTCTTTGCATCATGTTATGTATATCTTGCAATTGTGTCATTTGTTGCATATTAAAAGGAGTTGTTGTGGCAAAAGTACGCATTGGTTGCATTTGAGAGCCTAAATATTGAGGAGGTGACTGTTCTGGTTGAAATTGAGTTAAAGATGTTTGAGTAGTATTTGATTGTAAGGGTGTTTGAGTAGTATTTAGTGGCATTTGAAAGGAAACATTTGGGTCTATTGGTACACTCATTCTTTCAAGTAATCGTGCTTGTTGTTGCATATTTGCATCAACCCCTGTAGGAGTTTGAGATGCGGCAGGTTGTAGCATCATTTGTTGGCCTATCGCTTGAGGTGAAAATGGTCCTTGTGGGTTCTGCAAAGGTTGGCTAACTGCTACAGGACCGCTTATTTGTTGTGGTGTGGTAGTTTGAGGTGCGGCAGTTTGTTGTGCAGTTTGATGTGCTTGTGTTGGGTCTTGCCTTTGTGATAGCGTATCTTGTGCTTGATTTAACATAGCAAGTCGAGCCATTTCTCTTTGTCGCTCTTCGTATTCTTTCGTAGCCATGTCTTGAGTCTGCTGTGCCTCGGTAGGACTACCACCGGTTAAACCGCCGACATTTGCACGAAATTGGTCTTTGGCAGATGTCAATGCACTAAGATTACCCCCTTGTAAGCCGTATGCTGTTTGAAGGCCTGTCAAAGCGGCGGCAAGGCCTGTACCAGCAACATTAGCACCAGCCGCAAAGCGTTGAGCACGAGTGGGTTTAACACCAAGTTGTGAACCGGGAATGAAGCCTTGACGAACATCATTGGGATTATTTGGGTTTTGTACAAGCCCTCTTGCCCCACCAAAAAGAGTGGCCACATTACCCAAAAAAGAAGTCTTTGGTGCAGACCCCGGTTGCGTCACTTGATACTGTATGTTACTATTAGCCGCTTGTTTGCGAATCAATACTTTATTATTCAAAGTACACCCCTCCCTTTTAACACCGCCATAACTCTATCCATAACATCATTTGATTTGTAATATTCGGCCAACATTCGCTGTCGTGGGTCGGCTATGCTCGCTTGTGCTCTTGCCTCAAGTTCAGTTAGCGGTGCATCACTTATTGGTTGTGGTCGTCGCCTTCCTGCCATTTCAAGCAACTGCCTAAAGTCAGCAGGTGAATATTGTCCGATTTGTGGTCGAACTTGTTGAAATTGTTGCATAGGTGTAGCGGGATAAGTTGAGGGTACGGGTGTCACAGGGGATGCGTTCGGCGGAGATATAACCGAAGATGAGAGAGAAGGTTGTGAAGGAGGCAACCTTGCATCCCCTGCGACAGTAAGTGATGGGTCGAAGCCCTGTGTTGGTGCATAGTCACTGATTTCGTGTAAATATGCATCCATGTGAGGCTCAAGACTATACGCATCATATTGCCCCGTTTCTGTGTTCATTGTTGGATAGTTGATGACATTTCTTGGCTTCATAGCCTCAGTTGGTATATCTCCAACTCCCATTTGTATATTATGACCTCTAAAACTTGCTTGATGGTTTGCAAGAGCCTCAATAATTGTTCTAAATCTATCAACTTGCCCCATAAGTTTGTCACTATAATGAGCATTTGTAACTTTTAATTCATCAGCAGTTATTTGATGGTCGCCAAAATTACTTCTGCCTTGTTCTCCCGATGCACCCGATGCACGAGCAAGAGCAAGCACACGCTTGGCTGTTTCGTGTAATCCTTTACCACCTTTTTCACCAGCAGTAAGATATTGTGCTTGTTGTTCAAGTGAAAGTGCATCTTCATTAGCACCATATTTTTGAGCCATGTAATCGTATAATTTTTTAAAAGTACCTTGCCAATTACGACCAAACAAAAACATCATAGCAGGTACATGTGACATATCTTCAATAAGTGCTTGGCGTAAATCGGGTGTTTGAAGAATTTCATGAAGAGGTCTGTTAATCATATCGGGATTTGCCATTGTACCTTGATTGATTGTTACATTGATGTTAGGTATATGTTCCATACCTCCTTGTAAGGCTTCATCAATCATTGCGTAAGCCGCTTGATGCAAGTCTGTGGCTTTTTGTTTGCCTTTCTTTTGCAAGTTTTCTTTTAAATTAGGATAAAAGAAAATATCGGGCAAATGATGTGTAACACTCCATGTATGTACAGGGGTTTGGTCGCCGTAGTAACCTTCGGGAGCATGACCCATCATACCCGAATCAACTTCTCCGGGGTGTTGTTGAGCATGAGAACGAATATATCTTTCGGGAGCAGTATTTTTAGCATAAATATATGGTTTTGTTATCCACTGCATTGCATTTTTAATTTCCGCTTGAGGTATGCCTATATCTTCTAAAGCGTGTAATAATTGTTGATGAAATGGAATATAATATGATTCAAGGAAACGACCAATAGGAGTTTTGTCATAATTTTTATTTGTGAGCATAGTAATTTTACTTCCACCATGTGTTCTTGATGGTCTATTTGTTATATATCGTGTAGCGTCGCCGGGTGGTAACGCATTAGCAAGTATTTTACGCCATTCTGGATGCATAATATTTGACAATTGATGTGAGTCTGCATTAGTGTGAGTATCATTAAATTGGTTAATTGCATGTTGTACAACCTCTTTAGGGTCAATATTGAGGCCTCGTGCCGCTAAAAATTCACCAACATGATGAATAACAGCATCAATTCCATGACGAAAATCACCCATTGCTGTTTGCCATACGAATTCTCCGTGTTTTCCTTCAACCCATTGTCCATCGTATGAATTACCTTGACCGTCATGAGCGAATGCTGGAATATCGAATTGGTTTTCACCTGCACGAAAATGTGATGGTGGAGGATTTCTCAAAATTGCTGGTCCTGTTGGTGTGTGAGCCATAAGACTCCACCCCTTGAGCAATGGGTATCGAATCTGTATCATCCCATATGCCCCCTACGAGAAATAAGAATACCAGCAGGGTCAAGACCCATTCTGCTTGAATTTGTTTCAAGATTTTGTGTTGGTCCATCATTCTTTTCATCTTCATCTTCATTGTTTTGAACACCTGCGGGGTGGTCGGGAACATGACCGTTTTCAAACGCCGAGCCTCCACCTTGCATCGCTTTCTTTAATTTCGCTTCTCTTTCTTTTGCCGCAATAAGCCGACGCATTAAATTAAGCATTTCCATATGTCTTGCGAAATTTTTTGCTTTCAAAATGTCGCTTTGAGTTCTATCTTCACTCATCATAATACTTGATGGTGGTGCTGGCATACTTGGTACAGATGATTGAACAGGTGGTAATTGTGGTGGCATCATTGGTGGCATCATTGGTGGTTGTGGAGGTCGTGGTGCTCTTACTCGTAGTGGTCGAAGTGATGGTTGTCGCATCATTCCCTTTTGTTGTGGCAACAATCCACCAAGACGACCCGCTCCTGTTGGACCAGCATAACTGCCTCGTTGTGCAAATCGAGCGTGTGGTGAAAATGTAGTTCGCACATTACCAAGAATTTTTCTTGCCTCGGATTGACCTTGATAGGCTCGGTATCGTTGTGGGTCTTTACTCATCGGTTGTTTAGTCGCAATACCCCTGTGGCTCATTTCAACGGCTAAGTGAGGCAACATCAAACCTGTTTTCTTACCACCTTTGATACCACGCATACGGGCTTTAAACCGTCGCATTGTTGCCCCTACCGGGTCCATGCCGCCGGGAGGTCGCTTGAATTGTCCTGTTGATGGTCGAAATTCTTGACGGGCTTCTTGTTTTCTGCGTCGTGCAATTGTGCGTGGTGTTTCTATTTTGAGCAAATTACTCCAAGCATCATCCATCGGCTCGCTCATAGTGAAACCTGTTTTTTCATTAAACGGTACATCAGTAAAATCACGATATTCACCTTCTATATCATCAAACGGGGGTCGTGCATCATCAACAATAAAATTATGTAAATCATATAATCTATCAAAAAAATCTTCACGAGATGTAGCACCTGCTAAATGGTCTATATCGGGTTGTGTAAAATCATCCCCAATTCCTTCGTATTCCCACGGTTTATCTATCAATTCTTGAATCCAATTATACCATTCGGGGTGAACATCATCACGATTTGGCATATTATATCTGTATTTGTATTGATTTTCTCCGGGGTGTACAGTAGGTTCTTCCTTCAACAATGTACTCCAAGCATCATCCATCGGCTCGCTCATTGCGATTGGTAATGGTCCTGTCATTGCTGAACCTGTGCCTGTTTTAGCACCTGTAGCAAGGTCAAGTAAATTACCTCGACTACCGGGCGGTCCACCTGTAAGTCCAATTTCACGCTCTTCATCTCTTTTGTTTGAATCATTCATAGCAACAGGGCTTTCTTCACCACGCAATCCTTGTGAAGCACGAATTTTAATGTGTTTTATTTTACCCTTATTTGCTTTCTTTTCTTCTTCTTTGAGTTTCTTTTCTTCACGCTTTTGCTCATTGTATTCGGGTGAAGCGGGATTGTATTTTGTTTCATCTTCATTTGCAGATGAATACATCTTATCCGATTCACTACGAGGGTTATACAGGCGAGTGTCCGAACCTCTTCCCATAACCATTATTCAACCCCCATGTTTTCTTGCAATTGGCGTTTTATACGCATCCAAGTTTCGGGGCTTTCTTTACCCAACTCAACTTGAAGAATGTTAAATGTTTGATTGACTTGTTGCCCATCACTCTTTGCACCCCATTGGTCTTGGAAACGCAACAAGTCTTTGACAGTTTCTCGTACTTCTTTATGAAGAGCGACAGCATCTCGTACAAACCCATCTTCATGTACAGTTCCTTCATCAAGTAGTTCACTTAGTTTGTGATTTAATTTCTCAGCATTTGAACGGAGTAAAGCAATTTCTTGACCCGCAACAAGTGCCACTTCCATAGCCGCAGATTTTTGGACAAGTGGTTGAAAATGACTCTTCATATGACGATATACAACAGTTTCTTTTATCTCTAATTGATTTGCTATTTCATCGGATGTAATTTCATTTGAGAAATAAGCGGTTTCATACTCAGCACGCATTGGTGTAGTACACACAGGACACGATTCATTTGCCGCTTCGTAATATTCACCCATATGATTTCGATAATGACGGTCTGCGGTGTTCTGCCTCCACCCCATATCTTTATCCAATTGACGAGCAGAAATGTGGCCTTGAAGCATCTCTTCTTCTAATGAATCACGCTCTTCGGAAATGCAAAAAGCACAGGAACGCTTGACTATACGCTCCGCCGCCATGAGCGTTCTATAGAGTTCAAGTTCAAAACAATTATGGATGAAAGGTGCTTCCAACATACCATGTGGGGGCGAAAACGAATAGCCAAAATACCCCTCACAAAAGAAACGCTTCAAAGCCTAACAAACGCCGCATCCGATGTTTGTCATGGTCGTTTTGCTCCAAAACACATTGTAGCCGAGCGTTTAAGAATTTGTTCAACTTGTCCTTACGGCGGTACAAGATGTGATTTGTGTGGCTGTTTTATCAAAACAAAAGTATCACTATTGAATTCTAAATGCCCAATAGAAAAGTGGTCAAGCCCCTCTCGTGATGCGGGAATAGACAGCACTCAAGAAAATAGTGCTGGCGAAGATTCCAATGACAAGGTATGATGCTTTTTCCGAGCCAAGTGTATCTCCTTTAAACAAGAGAATCATTGTAAGAGCCACAATGAATGAAATAATTTGTACCATAATCATGTCAATAATCACGCTTCGATTTGGGTTTAAAACATCAAGTGTTGTTGCGGCAAATGAAGATGGAAGGTATTTATCCATATTATCTTCCTCCCGTTATAATACTACGAGCAAATGAACCAACACCGCCTCCAACTTTTTGCATCATTCCCTCATCAGCAAGTGCTGAATGTAGCATACCACCCATCATTGATTGTTGTGCAAAATATGCTAATTGTTGTTGGTTTTGTTCAGCCGCATTAATGTTTTGTTGTGCGGTGCTTTGAAGAGATGAAAAATGAGATTTTACATTTTCACTGCTAATGGTTTGCAAGTGTTGTGGTAATTTTGATACATCAAGTGTCATTGTTCCATTATCTTCGTCAATGTTGAATGTAGCATTTCGCAATATTTCAAGAACTGAAAACGAAATAAGTGAAGATAACATATCAATCATTAAGCCCATTTGATTACTTGCAATAAACCTGTCAATAGGCACTATACCACGAAGCAACATGATTTGCAATTCCATATCGGATGGTGGAGTAATTGGTTGCTGACCCCATTGACTTGCTTGGCCTCCCGTCATACCGTTCATGAACGCCCCTGTGCCACCTTGCATCATTGGTTGTTGTGTTGCCCACGGATTTTGCATTTGCATAGGAGAATTTCCCATTGATGCACCTAAATTTAACGCACCATTGCTATTTGTATATTGTGTGCTACTCAAACCTAACATCTTACTCGATACCCCCAAACATTTCTTGTTCAAGAGCATTTTGGTTATTTATCATATCTTGAAATGAGGCAGTTGGTTGGTTCATCATAAATAATTCATGCTCAAAAATCCTCAAATCAAATGTAATTGTAGTGATGTCATTGCGATTAGTCATTGGATTTGTATAATGAGTAATTGTAATTCCATTGGTTTTCTTTGAATCTCGAATCAACTCATCAAGGAACGGTTCATATTTTTGCAACATTTCGGGTGTTGGGTCTTTTTTCTTAAATGAAGAAACCGGCACAGTAACTACGCTGACTCCTTTTTTCACTTGGTCACGAAGTCTTTTTGGATTAGCCTCTCTAATTTTATCTTCTTCTGCTTCCCACTTGCAAAGAAGATGATACAAATGCATGTGTTCGGGGCAATATGTACCTTTCATTTTTCGACCATTCGTAACTTTTTCTTTTGCTACAAATGCTTCGGCTTGCCCCGTAACAGGGTTTTGCCAATACAATTCCCAAAGTGTATTACCTGTATCTTCATCGCATATTTTGGCATAGAGATTATCATATTGAATGAGTGTAGCACAATCGCAACCATCAACAACGCACATACTTGATTGTTTATCGTAGCGATATTTACGACCAAAAAACAATCGAAGAGGATTTAACAAATTTCTTTTTGATGGAGTGAGCAATCGGTATGCTTGTTTAATGTCTTTTTTTCTTGCTTTGTTTGGGTCGGGATGGCGACTTGGATAAAAATTGACTTTTGGAACTTCTAAGTTTGCTTGATTTGCAATGTTTTGCATAGACTGTTGAGCGGTGGCTTGCTCTAACAAAGCGGCATGACTTAACCCTGCATTTCCTTGTTGGCTTAGTGCGTACAAATGTGCTTCATTTGCATCCGATAAACGATACTGTGGTTCTCGATAAAAATTCATCATTGTGAATCACCTTTTATTTGTGCTGTAAAACCATTGCTGGTTTGTACAATACTCCATTCTATTTTTGTTCCTTTTTTAAGATTTAGAAATTCTGCTATCCACATTGGAATAACAGTTCTTACACTTTTTGTATCTTTTCCTACTGATGCTACTGTTGTTTTTGTCATATTATCACCTATGCTGTAAGTAAATTTACCATTGTATTTTCCACATTCCAACCTATTCTCGTTGCCATGAATGATTTTCTTGTTGGTACACCTGCTTTTTGCAAACGAATTAAATCATCACGAAAAGCATCAAATATTTTGTGTTCTCCTATTCTGTCTTGCCCCCACAACATTGCGGCAGTTTCATCAAAAAACCTATCCGCTTTGTTTGCTACAATCATAATTAACTTTGGAATATATTTTTTACCTTTCCATCTGCTTTTTAAATTTCTATATCGGTATTGTCTATGTACGATAGCATCCACTAAATATTTGAAACCAGCAATTTGTTGTAATGCTTCTTCGCCGCCTTTCAACACTCTATCGTCAAATATATACACAATTGCTTCGGCTTGTCGAGTTACCATGTCATCAATCCATAGATTCCAAAAACGCTCTTGACCACCTATATCGGATGAAAATACAACACGCTTTTGACCTTTCCATGAAATACGCTTTCGTGTAGGTTTTGGAAGTAAATACCTACCGAGAATTCGCATATGTTCAGTACGCTCTTCTAACGGTATGTCTTCCATTTCACCGGGTGTTGTCATAAAACGGTCAAGTGTAGTTTTACCAACTAATCCCGCACCGTAAATACCGACCTTGCGTGGCTTCCATGAGTTGTATAGGGTTTGACCCCATATTGCCGCACCGACAACCGCCGAGCCAACGGGTTCAACCATCTAACCACCCCAATACCCAATTTCCAAAATCTTCGACTTTGTTCCAAAACCATTCCACTGTATTTACCCATAACGATTCACCTGTTATGTTTTCCCATAAACTCACAAACATCATACCTAAAATTGTAAAAAGAATTGTTCTTATCCATCCAATACCTTTTTCGTAATAATTATCAAGTGTGTTTTGCGTATGCAATGCTCGTAGCGTAGCCTCAGTCGAATCATCTTCGGGAGTTTTAAAGATTCGACCCATGAGGTATCACCTCACTCTTCTTTCTTTTGAAAACGCTTATCTGGTGTTCCATCTTTTTTTAATGTAACATCTTCATCTGCAATACCCAAACCTAAATTGATTGGTTGTTTAATTTCAGCAGTATGTTTTGGCGGATTTTCAATAAGTTTGTTTTCTTCTTTAAAAGCGGATGGTGCATCTATAACACCCCAAGACGGCGGCATTTTACCGGGATTTAACTCCATCCATCTAAGTTCTGCTTCAAGTTGTGCTTCTTGCACTCTTATTTCCATTTCCGACCTGCGTGCATCAAATTGATTTTGCATGTTACGGTATCGAAAACTGCGTTCTCTCTCAATGTTTTGAAGGCGTACTTTTTCTTGCATGTTTTGTTCAAAGAACATTTTGAAGAAATAATACGCTATACCTTGTACAAAAAATGCCGCCATAGCGTAAGTGAACCCGTTCACTACGGGGTCATTACTGTTTAGCCACATATCTGCATCAAAGAAACCTATTGCCAATCCTACAAGTGCAGATTGGGCAAGAATTAGCCCCATTAGTCGTATTTCAGCCTCGGTTGTGTTACTATTCGGTTGCATTGTCCTCACTCTTGGTCAAAAATATGGTCATTATAACTGTTTCGCTTTATTCACTTTATTCAAAACTTTATTCACTCAAATGACTATTCCTACTTTATTCACTTTATTCATAGTGTCTTAAAATAATATATAATAAATAATAGAGGTATAATGAATAATGAATATTTGCTTTGGTCATTTTGGTGAATAAAGTTTTGAATAAAGTGAATAAAGTGAGTGCTTACCATTGCCTAAAGACAGGTACTGAAGTATCTCCGTAGCCTAATTGCTGTAATGCTCTCATACGATGGCGACCATCATGACCCACAGGACTATCGGTAAATACATAGTCTGCTCTTGGTATTACAAAACGCATATCTTCTCCTTGCATTGCTCTTTGCATGAGGTTTTTGTAGTAATCATCTTCAACCATTTCATCTGTTCCTGTTTCTTGTAAGAATTGATTTGGAGTCATGTTGGTTATTTCCGCAAAATCTTCTAAATCACTTTCATGCGGTATTTCTCTTTCAGTTGAATCAAATGTTTTTCCTTCTTTTATCCAAACACCCGGTAATCCCCCATGAAGACTTTTATCTTGTGTCCAATCTTCATTATCTCCTTGAGTGACAAAACGAATACCGGGTACATTTGTTTCATACACCGGCATTTTCAAAAACAACCAAGCCTTGTCCATCGGAGTCATTTTTACAACTCCCGAAGAGTTCCCTTGTCTTTGAAATGTCTTGCCCTGTTTTCATGTTCTCCTTCAAGAGTTAATTTGCCACCTTCGGTGTGGCTGATGTCTTTATGGTCGTGGCTACCGTATATGCCACGCTTTCTTCGTTCTTGGTTAAGTTGCTCTCTATACTTTATTCTTTCGGGGCTGGACTCATACTTCTTGTCGTACTCCAACTTGTGCCGCTTGGCTTCGGGGCTTACACGCTCTTTGAGCAGTTGAAAGGCGATTTCCATAGGTTCGCTGGCGAGTTTCTTCCATTGAGAGGGGTGTACTGCGTGCGCTCTTACGGGGTCAAGGAGGCCATCGGGTTTAGTATCACCAAAATCAATACCACCGGGCATTTCCGCTTGCGAGTCTTGCCATGCGTCAAACATTATTTCCATTACTGCTCGGTCTAATTCCTCTTTTGTAGTAGGAAAATGATTTTGAAAAGCCATATTCATGAAGTAATTTCCTTGATTATTCAAAAAGGATAACTTGTCATCATCACTCATGTTTTCCACATAATCCCACAAAGAATTGGTAGTAGCAATAAGTTGTTCATCTGCTTCATCATTCCATATTTGTTCATGAGGATGAATGTACTCTTCGTCTTGATAATCAATGTCTTCCTTGAGCAGTTGGAAGGCGATGTTCATTGGTTCGCTGGCGAGTTTTTCATCTTCATTTTCTGCTTCTTCATTTTCTGGCTCTTGCTTTTTAGGCAACCGCACAGTTAATGGTTTTCTGTTTGTATATACATTAACAGGGTTTGCAATTCCCATTCTTTTTCTTTCTTCATTTGCCGCCTGTAATTCATCTAATCTATTTTGCCATAACATTTCGCCTCTTTTCTTATCATCTGCTCTTTTTTCCCAATAGGTTAAGGGTACGAAATCTGGCGATGACTCATTAGTTGTTCTAAAATTTAAATGATTTCTGCCGGTATCTCTCATAGTATTTTTTAAATTGTTAATAAATCTTACATCCATATCATCCGGTTTATCCAAACCTAATGGATAATTGGGTAAATTTTCCATTGGTGCTATATTTTCATTCAATCTAAATCGGGGGCTGAATAACCGGTAGCGGAGTAATTGACTATAATCATTTTTGAGCAACCGCAAAGCGATGTCCATTGGTTCGCCTGTGTATTTCATTTGGTCGGCTTCACTAAAACCAGCATTATCACACATTTCATCATATAATTCATATTCCATTATTTCTTCACAACTTGCGTTTTCAACTTCTTCTATCAAAGATTCCATATATTTTAACGCTTCGTGCTTATGCGGAGTTTCATATTCGGGGTCATTTTCCTCACCAAAAGTCCAATTAGGCCCATCTTCATCTTCATCTTCAATTATCTGATTTAGGTAATTTTGGTAATCTGAAAGTATTTCTGTTCTAACAGTTTCAGCACAAGAGCAAGGGTCATTATTTTCTATTGTTTGCATATCTATCATGGGTGTATCTTCTTGCATTGGTGCTTGCTCTTCAACACTTTGAGTCATTGGAGGTTGCAATTCAAGGCTTTGTTTGAGCAGTTGGAAGGCGATTTCCATTGGTTCACCTTTTGGAAATGTAAAATCCGTTAATGGTTCATTTAAAAGTTGTTGATTTTTACTCCATTGTT